CTCGTGACATTAATAAAGAGGAATAAGTAATGGCTGGATTCGCTCCACAACTAAACGGCGGTGTTGGTTTCGTACAAGCACAAGGTGGTGATGCAGGGGGGCTGGGCGTATTGTCCAGTCTCTCAAGCATGTTACCATCAGGAGGCAAGCCAGCAGGACGTGCGCCCTCTGAGGATGAACGTAATGCTGCTTTGTGGCAGGACATGTACCCTGACAAAAGCCTTGCAGATGCAGATATGGGCGACCTTCGTAGATTTGGTGCACGTAACCCATCTGCTTCTGATTGGGCTGGGGGTACTGCTGAGAGTTTACGCAACGAGAACCTAGCAGAGGAAGACCTTAAAGTTTCAATTGAAGAGAAGAATCGCACTAACTGGCTGACTTCTCCTTCTGGTGCATTAGCGACGAATACTGCTGCTTCTATCGAAAATGAAGGCAAACGTGCGGTGTACTTAGCTGAACAAAAAGCTGGTTGGCTGGGCCGTCAGGTTAAAGCACAGCAACTGGTTGAGGAAAAACAGCAGTATGGTATGAATGCTGAGCGTCGTAATGAGATGTGGACACTCGAAGGCTCCAACATGAAGGGTGGCGCTGATACAGTTGCTACTGCTATGACTGATGCTGTTGAGTCCATGATGCTAAACCCATCTGCTACCATCAACTTGGACGACACAGGTATCACTGCTGCTATACCACAACTAGCTGGTACTGTACTTACTCGTGATAATGCTGCTATTGTTATGGGAGATTTCCGCGCTGCTTACATGGACATGCAGACAGGTCGTATTGCTGGTGCTTATGGTGTTACTAAGGGTGAACTAGGTCAAATGCCTGACGCTGTTAGGAACCAAGTGTTTGGTAAGTTTGACTCTACGCTTACTTGGTTGACTAAAGAAGTTGACCCTGCACAGATCAAGAAGCGCCTAGACAACGAAGCATACTTGGGTATGATTGAAGCTGGTGTCCCTCTTGATAAGATCAATGCTATTAGCCTAGCTGCTAAAGGAAATCCGGGGCTTGCTGCTGCTGTCACTGCTTCTTTGGTTGGTGATGTTGGTGCTGTAATGCAAGCCTATGAGGGTGGTAACTTTGACGGTGCAATACAGGCCGCTAAGAACCTATCTAAGCAAGAGCGTGACCGTTCATTCGCAGGTTTCTCTGAGCTTGCTAAAGTCTGGGGTGGTACATCATCTGCTGGTGAAGTATATGCTGAAGTCCCAGAGACTCTGAGGGGCGTTGGTTTTGCTTCTGCTACTATGGCTGCATTTACTGTAGCTCAAGTTGAGTCTGGTGACACACCACTAGTACTTGGTAAAAACTGGTACAAGCAGAACGTTGAGAGCCAAGGACAAGCCTATGCACTAGCTGCAAAGCATGACCCTAACTTTGAACCAACTATGGTTAAGAACCTAACTAGCGATCTAGCAACTAACGTAGAGATGCTTAGAACTGAGGCTTCAAAGCAGGGTTTTGTCCCTACTATGGACCAAGGTAACATTGTGCTCGTACATGGTGGACCAACACACACACAGAAGATGGCAGCATTCGAGGCTGCTATAGCTACCTCTAAGGAAAAAGACCCTGCTGGTGTAGCTGGTATTGAAGCAAACCGTGATGCTTATCTTGCTGAGAAACCAACAGCTATGAACCTTGAGATAGATGAAAAGAATGTTGATGTTCTTGGTGATGCAGTCTATAAGTTTAATGCTCTTAAGAACCTTGGTAACATTGGCTCTCAGGTGCGTGACCTTACTACAGCCGACTTCAACCTTGTAGATGCTGAAGATGAAGCAATCGCTGCTGAGACAATGGCTGCACTAAGTAATGGTGAGGCTACAACATCTAACGGACGTATCGCTGAGGCTGTTGGTGTAGACTTTGGTAGCATTGAGCAAGAGTATGGCTTACCTGAAGGATTCCTTGAGCGTACTGCTCAGATCGAATCTGGTGGCAACCCTGCTGCTAAGAACCCTAACTCCAGCGCTGGTGGTCTATTCCAACAGATCGACGCTAACGCTAAAGAGTTTGGTGTAACTGATAGGTTCAATCCAGAACAGTCAACTGTAGGCGCTGCTAAGTTTGCTAAACAGAACGCTGCTAGACTCCGTAAGGTACTCGGACGTGAACCAACAGGCGCTGAACTTTATCTAGCTCACCAACAAGGTGGTGCTGGTGCTGCTAGGCTCCTAAGTGACCCTGATCGTCCTGTGAACACACTTCTGTCAGATGACGCTATTACCCTTAACGGTGGTAGCTTAGATATGACTGCTGGTGAGTTTGCTGACCTTTGGATTAACAAGTGGAACAATGGTGGTGGTGGACGACCAACTAACTCCACTCAAACTACACCACCTGCAACACCTAGTGATGTAGCACCAGAAGCTACTACCAGCCTTGGTGTACAACCTTCAGCCCCTGCTTCTGGAGCTGGTGCATTTGTACAGACACCAACAGGTGAGGGTGAGAACCTTCGTACTGATCGTACTGGTGGTGAAGCGTTTAAGGCATCTGCTGCAACTCAAGACCTAGCACCAGTTAGTAGTGAGGTCTCTGAGAACCTACTCTCTCTCGCAAGTAATGCTTCCGCAGTGCATGGTGAAGGTTCTGCCACAACTAAGAAAATCAATGCTCTAATTAAGACTGTTGATAGTGGTGGTAAGGTTAAGGCTTCTGACGTAACTAAGTTAATCAAAGAGACTAAGGCTCTCCCACGCACACCTGCGCGTCAAGAGCTTCTAGCTGACTTGTATGAGATGCGTGATGAGGCTGATGACTAATGGAAAAGTTTATCCAAGCTATTCTAAGCCTCCTACAGAGCATCCTTAGTGGTTTAGCTACATCCACTACTAAAAAGAACGGAGGGGCCTCACAGGGCCTCTCTGGGACTCCTACGGGCATTAAGAACGTAGAGCTAATCAAAGAGTCTGAGGGCCTACGCCTAAAGGCATATCTACCAACACCCAACGATGTCTATACAATCGGCTATGGTCACACTAAGACTGCTGAGAAGGGTATGGTCATTACACTAGCGGGTGCTGATGCACTACTACTACACGACCTTGCTTGGGTGGAGACTGCAATCGACACGTATGTCCAAGTACCACTAAACCAAAACCAATATGATGCTCTATCCTCCTTCATCTATAATGTTGGTGGCACAGCATTCCGCAAGTCTACCTTGCTAAAAAAACTAAATAAAAAAGACTATAACGGTGCTGCCAATGAACTTCTTCGTTGGGATAAGCAGAAGGGTAAGGTTCTCCGTGGGCTTACTAAACGCCGTCAACTTGAGAAGGACTTGTTTCTGTCATGACCTCCCCCGAATTAAGGTATCTCGAAAAGGAGATGGCTGACCTAGCAAAAGAAGTTGCAGAAATACGAGCTACTCAATCTAGGTACGTTGATGAGCACCACAAATTAGAGAAGTCTATCGTAGAGATGCGCAGTGACCTCTCACACATCAAGGCTTCACAAGATAGCCTTAATGGGAACCTTGGCAAGATACTGTTTATCATTGGTGGTGGCTTTATTGCTGCCTTTGTTAGCTGGATCATTAAAGGGGGACTTGGTGGTGCTTAATAATAACTATGTGTTAGGTATTGCATCTGGGATATTTGCATCCCTCTTGGTGTACTTGTTTGTACCAGAGCCACTGCCACAACCATACAGTGACGTTAAGGTTCTTGCAGTAACTAAATCTGGAGACAACGTAACTATAGAGGCAACCTTCGTTAAGAATGAGTGCACCTTTGTTCGTCTTGATGTCTTTGGTGATTCAACTGGTATCCCTATCAGGCTCAAGTGGGCTGGTGTAGATGGTACTCCAGATGACTACGACAGGGCAGCAGGAAGCCAGTACCTTGCAATAGAGGTACACGAGGCTGGTTCTTTTGACAACCTAGAAGTAAGAACACGCCACAACTGCGATGGTGTTGTTGTAGATAAAGTATTCGCAAACTTAGACCTTTAGGAGATAGAACATGAGTATCAACACTAAGACATTCAAGCGGGAACTAGCATTGATGATGCTTGTGTTCCTTGGGGGACTAGCCTTTTGGGGCAATGTACAGATGGTAGAACTCTTCATCACCCCAATCTTCGCCTTCGTTACTATAGCCTTTGGGTTAGATGCATATGCAAAACAGATAGCAGGAGGTAAGTGATGTGGTTACTAGGGTTTGTTGGGTCAAAGTTGGGACGCCTTGTGGCGCTTGCTTTGGCTGCTGGGGCCTCGATCCTGCTAGTATTCAAAGCAGGTCAACGGGACCAGAAGAAACAACAGCAAGTCGATGGCTTGAAAGAGTACAAGAAAAACATGGAGGCAATTGATGAAGTTGATGTCAACACTGATCTTGATAGCGCTACTAAGCGGCTGTCTAAAAACGGTGGACTACGGGATTGACGCTATATGCAGCATCGAACCCCCTACAGTATCACGTAATGATACACCACAAACTATAATTGAAGTAGATAACTTCAGAGCTAAATGGGAGGCTATCTGTAATGCCAGCTAAAAAGCGGGACTACAAGAAAGAGTATGCCAACTACCAAGGCAAGCCAGAACAGAAGAAGCGTAGAGCTTCACGTAATGCTGCTAGAGCGGCTATGGTTAAGGCTGGTAAGGCTAAGAAGGGTGATGGTAAGGATGTTGCACATAAGAATGGTAATCCAAAGGATAACCGTAAGAGCAACCTGAAGTCACAAGCTAAGTCTAAGAACAGATCATATGCCCGTACCAAGAGTGCTGGTAAGAAAAACCCAAAGGATTAAGGTATGATATTCTTCCCAACAACAGATGAAGACTTCCAGTACTTCCGTAGCCAAGGTTATGCTGGTTCCATTAACGATATGCACTACAAGGCTTTAGGTGACTTGAACCACACAGGTGCTTTGAGTGACCGTACCCGCTCGTTCCTAGTTTCTGAATATGGTAGCTTCCACGAGACTATGAGAGACTTACGCAATACCACTGCTTCGTTTGTAGCCTTGCGCTATGGTGTTGGTGCTATTCAGCCTGAGTTTGTTTTAGACTTTGGTGAAGAGTACTACCGTGTAGATGGCCTTAAGACTGCGCTTTCTGATACTGTTACTCACAGCCGTGCATCCAATGCCACTATG